GTGGGGTATAAGGAGTAGAATATGATTTACCTACTTCCACTTGTAAATCTGCCATATCAACATAATAAGGTTGACTATCCGCAAGAGGGTAAAAATATTGATAAAAATTATAAGTAACACTAGCAGTCCATGTATATGTGATTAATTGCCATTCAGGTGTTAAAGTTCTAGTCGCACTAAAAGCTGAATTTCCACTACCAAAATAAGTACTATACGTAAAGCTTCTGGAGCTTAAATTAGGACTACATCTTGCCCAATAACTTACCATTATAGTATCCCCTTGAGTTACTGGAGTATATACTCCATATGCCATGCCTCCATCAACCCCAACGGTTCTAGTGACATGTATACGCATGCAGTTTGTCCCTTTAACATATCCACCACCCTCAACAATTTCTTTTACGTGACATGTATTAGGTAAATGTGCCTGTCCATGCCACATAGTAGGGAAATTTGTTGAATTAATAGATACTCTTGTATCTGTAGCTATACTTTCATGTACCTGATGGTAGCCGTCTGACCTAACATAACCTTGACTACCGTCTTGACTACTATTATATGCGTGTATACTAAAAGTTGTATCACTTATTTTTTTAATAAAATAATTAGTGTAAGCTGATATTCCACCCCCTGTGGTGTTAGCTTTTACAGCGTCAAAAGTTCTAAACGGGTGATTAGAAGAAGTTGTAACAATATTATTAGACACAGAAGAGATTGTACCTATACTAAAATATTGATTACTATTGTATTGATTAGTATTATAAGTTCCCCAAGCGTTAGTAGTAGTAAATCTACTATTACCGTCTCCGCCACTAGCTAAAGGTATTAAGTTTGTAGTAGGCTCACCAGCATACGACTTAGCATCGTGTGCATCCAAACACAATACTAATCCATCAGTAACTATTTTTCCACCATATCTTTGAGCCATATCTTATTATATATTACACTTTTATTCTTTTTTTTTTACTGGCAACATAAAAAAAGCGGCCCCCGCTACGCAGTGACCGCTTTATAGTTTTACTCCTTATTTCTAATTAGAAATTCCATCGAACACCAGCAGAAGCGGCCACGTCTCCCACGAACTGTTCTGTTGCGAAGTTATAATTGACAACATCAAAATTATTGTCAAACCAGCCTACTTGGCCAAAAACTTCTAATTTGTCCCAAAGTACCTTTGAGGCGTCCAGCTTTACGCTAGCAGTTTCATAATCAGTCATCTGGCCATACTCAACAGAAGGGGTTAATTTAAGAACCCCAAAAACATCAAAACTCTTTTTTAACCCAACAATATAACCTCTTTGAGAATACCCTGCATTAGCTACGTCTAAATCGTAAGTGCCAACTACATAAGGGGTGATATATTTATTATTTAAAGAAAGAGTTAACCTGCCTTCTGTGGAGTTTGCTCCTGCTGCGACTTGATGTTGAAAAATTTGAACGTCGCCTTTTAAAGAAAAACTTTCAAAAAGCTCGATGCTTTTCCCTACGCCCACGTTCGCATGCAATTCATCAAGTCCGGAGCCAGCGTCTAAAACCGTAGCGCCTACATAAGTATCAACCCCATGATACTGAGACCCAATGTCAAAACCTGCGAAAGCTTGAGAGCCAGTTTTTGCTAGACCGTTAACAATATAGTTAGATGTGTAACCTGTGTTTACGCTAGCCTTAAGGTTAGATCCTTTTTCAGCCATAATATTCGCTGAAATAACAATGCTTAGTAATGATAAAATGAATTTCTTCATACGTTTCATATATTACACCACTTTATCTTTGTTTCAATATTTAATTTAAAAATTGAAATTGTATCGTAATATTAGTATGGGTCAATTAAACGCAAACACTCCATACATCGAATGCTACATACGGCACAAATATATTTATGGCCCCCAAGAGAAAGGTTTGACTGAAGGTTATATATTTGGAGCGAAATCGATGTTAAATAGACCTATGCATTTTCATTTTCAATCTTGTGAGGGTGCTATATTTTGGATGATGCCAATATCTGCATTTTGCCATAAAGAAGATTACGACGAAATATCTAATGATGAGCATAAAAGACTATCTATATTGCAAACTTGGGACTGCCAATCAAATAATATTGGGGTTACTACATTTGCATTTTTACAAAACAAGCGGGTGGATGTTCACTGCAGGGATGACAAATGGAGAAGTGGTAATTATATCTTTACTATTGATGATTATGAAGGCGACTTAAACGAATTAAATGTTGGTTATTCAAATGATCAAGATAGTAAGTGTTATCATTTTATATGTTTAGACGATGGGAATATATGCATTCCACCAAATAATTTACTACGATGGCATAATCCTGATTTTATCACTCCTTACGACAAAAAAAATCCCCCGAAGTATAAGATCTTTAAAGATCAAATGTCTTCAGAGGATATTGATATGACTTATGCTAAAAGCCCTTATTTATTTTATACTCAACATAAAGAATAAGGTGCTATGGTGAATCAATAAACCCAATGCCGCTTCCGCCTCTTTGAATTGAAGAGGCGTCAAAAAGAATTTCAATAGCAGTGAAAACCTCCTCTATTGAAACTTCACTTTTATCAATTGTGACATTAATATCAGGAATAAAACTGCCTGAAAAATCTGGAGGCAAGGAATGGCTAAAATTATACATATGATTAAATAACTATATCCTCATGTCCATGAGGAGGTTCTGGGACAGGGTCTCCACTAACAGGGAACGGAAAATCTGATATAACAACAGGGTGATCAATGCGCCCTGAAACACTATTTTTTAAACTTTCCCACCATCCCTGACCTGAAGCGTACGTATTGCAAATCTCTGTTAAATTGCCCGTCAAGTAATCGTAGGCGATTGGCTCTGTCCAACCTGTAGACCCGTCTACATACTGGGACTCTGTAATAGGGCTATCGTAAGAATCTATACCTGAAAATGTACAATTTAAGCCTATCACTAGTGAATTGACACCTGTTTGCAGAGAGTTATCCCATGAGGGATCAAGCCTGACGAAAGAATAATTGAAATCTCCTGAAATGTGCGACATAATATTTGTTAATTATTTTACACTAAAAAAAAAAATTTTCTACTTGTTTACCAAGACAAAATTAAATTTAGATGTGAATTTGCAATTTTCGTAAACCGTGTTTTGGCCAAGCACTAAGTGTTCAAAATAATTTTCGTAATACTTATAAATTCTTTCTGGGTCAAAGTTTTGTGTGGCATACGCTCTTGCTGTACGAGGGTTAATTTTGTCGGAAAGCAATACGGCATGATAAAATTCATTTATAGACTTACATCTGAATCCTGTTACCCCGTGAAGATTATATTCTGCCATGCCGCCCCAATCTGTAGATATAACTGGAGTCCCACATAGCATAGCTTCGATCATTGTCCAGCCGCAAGGTTCAGAATACAAAGAGGGCATTAACATGGCTTTAGCTTTTGAAAGCAGTTTTGCTCGTTCTTCGAAACTTACAGTATGTATAAATTCGCTATACTTACAATCTTTATCTAGCGAATTGCGCATGTTCTGCGGTCCTACAAATTTTATTTTAGTTTTTAGTATTTGAGCTAATTTTTGAGCCACCAAAACACCTTTAGTGTCTACCATTCTTCCTAAATAAATTAGGTAATCGTCTTTTTTTTCGCTAAGAGGAAAATCATCTTTATCAAAAGAAGGGGGGATGACTTGATCAGTCCATTTAGGGCATTTTTCTCCATATTTTTGCAAGATGGTGTGCATATGAGTGTAGCTTTCAAAAACCCTATTGGGAGCAAAACAAGAATCGTATCCGATACTAGGCTCCACAATGTACCCCTTATTGATTTTTTCTGTCGTTTTTTTGTGCCCGAAACCCCAAAACGCTAAAATCATATCGTTTTCATTTTGAAATGTTTGATTTATGAATTTGACAGCATTTTGATTGAACTCTTCGTGGGTTTTATTTTCAACATCTTCCGAATTAAACTCTTTCCATGTTTGATGCCCGTAATCTTTTTCATAAGTAGCCCTTGAAACAACATCAAAATGCTGCGTGCAATTCACTTCGGAATCTGGATGACCGTAGTGATATACGGTATGACCTCTTTTTGTCATGTGCTCACAAAACCTGTAAACCTTTTGAACGAACGGTGAAATCGTAATTTCCTTACGGGTGGGGTAAGATGGAATTGAGAGGGCATGAAAAACCATATATCAATATTATCAGGTTAAAATGCATTATCAAGTGTAATATATATCAAATATGAGTAAACGGAAAAGGCCAGCAGATTCAGCTGCTGATGATTCGGTTTTAGAGATTAAATATAAATTCAAACTTTTATTTGAAAAATTTAACTTAACAAAAAAACAAAAAGACTTTTTAAAATTAGCGTTTGACGACGACACTAAAATCGTCTTTTTACTGGGGCCAGCGGGGAGCAGTAAGACTTTTATAGCCACTTATGCAGCTTTACAGCTGTTCAGCATGAACAATGAGTATGATATTTTTTATGTCAGAACTATAGCTGAAAGTGCAGAAAGAAGCTTGGGTTCTTTGCCGGGGGATGTAGAAGAAAAATTCGACCCTTTCATGATGCCTTTAAGGGAGAAGCTTCAAGAAATATTAAAAATGCAAAGCGTGAAATCATTGTTTAACGAAGGGGTCATAAGCTGCGCACCGATTAATTACTTAAGGGGAGCAAGCTGGAAAAATAAATTACTCATTTGTGATGAAGCTCAGAATTTTACACGCAAAGAATTAGTAACACTAATCACAAGGATAGGAGATAATTGTAAATATTTCATATGCGGAGATTTAATGCAATCGGATATTAACGGGAAGAGCGGGTTAGCACCTATATCTTCAATTTTTGCAGATAGCGAATCTGCAAAAAACGGCATACATGTTTTTGAATTCGGCAAAGAAGATATATTAAGAAGTGAAATTCTTAAATTTATCATAAGTAGACTTGAAAATTAATAAAACAGAAAGATAATAAACAATGGCACATTTATTCTGTAGCGAATGCGGCAGCAAAAATATTTATACCTTATCAAAACCTAAGTTTTGTCAGTCTTGCGGCAATTCTTTTGTTATGGCTTCGCACGTAAAAAAGGCAAAGGCATCTTTCGGTAATTCTAACGAGCAAGCTGAAGAATCTTTACCTGATATTACGAAACTACAATATGAAATTAATGTAGGGAAAAATAATGTTAATTTAGGGTCTTTGTTGGATAATCCCATGAACCCTGATGATGTAAGCTACAATAAAGGTAACATTGAGTTTAAAAAAATATCACAGAATGAATATTTAAGTTTATCTACATCAGAGTGTGCTTCCAGCAAAACTGTTAAACACATTGAGGGTGAATAAGCAAAAATATACATATGTAGATAAAACTGATATTATTGACAACGAAATAAGAAAAAGGTTCTATAAGTGGCATTTAAAAGCTTTAGCTTGGCTGGATTTTGAAGATGTTTCGCAGATAATCCGTTTTCATATATATAAAAAATGGGAACAATGGGACCAAAGTCGCCCCATAGAACCTTGGGCTAATAAGATTATATCTAACCAATTAAAGAATATACTTCGTAATTACTACGCTAGTTTTGCTCGCCCATGTCTAAATTGCAAACATAACCAAGCGTATTCAGATGCTGACCATAGTTTGTGTGGTTTTACTCCTAGCGGATTTCAAGATTCAGGATGCGAAGATTATGCAAAGTGGGAAAAAAGTAAAAAGAACGCATACGATATTAAGATCCCTGTTTCTTTAGAAAACGTAACCTATAAAAAAACTTCTCAATTCTCCGATCATATCTCAATGTACGCAGCAGAAGACAAACTTCATGAGGCTATGCGTAAAAATTTAAACAGTAGGCATTTTTTTATATACAAGATGCTGTTTATTGACTGTGTTGATGAAGAACAGGTTGCTGAAATACTGGGCTACAAAACGAATGAAAAAGGCCGAAAAGCCGGGTACAAACAAATAAAAAACTTAAAAAATATGTATAAAAATATGGCCAAAAAATTTATTATAAAATACGACATATTCTTATGAAAGACCCAACTTCAACTTATTATGTTTTATCGAAAGAAGAAAAATCAAAAAGTTTAGAGCTTTTTAAAAAACACGATGGCAATTTGCTTTTATGCATTAGGGAACTGTTCAATAACCCTAAAGAGCGGGGCACAACTAGCAAAGGTAGGGCTGTCAGAGAATTTTGGATTGAGAAAGGCTTAAGCTACAGAACTAAAGTGAGAGGGGGAGCTTCTGCGCCATCTTCAATACCTAAAAGTAAAATGGTTTTGACTCCTGAAGAGGAATCTTTTATAAAAAAGCATTACACTCCCGAGTTGACAAAAAAAGAGGTTGCAAAAATCATTTGGCCTGACGAGAGTAAAAAAAGAAACTTTTTTGATGGTCAAAAATTCGCTTTGATGTCTGATTTTGTTAATAAAGAGTTTTCTTCAATGAATCTCAGGGATGATGCTATAACCGAAAGGTATTCCCCTCCTAGGATTTTATCGGCGCTCATCAAGAGGGTCAGTAAAATAATAATGAAAGAGTTTGATCCTGATAAGTTATCTATGCAGGACAAAAAGCATTTAGAAAAACTTTTAACTTACTTGGCTGCCCCTAGATTTAATCAAGTTATTAATTCATACGCCACTAAAGAGTCTAGAGATTTATTTGAGTCAGAGTATATCAGGAGTACGTGGGACAAGCCCGATTTAACATCCGACGAATTAAACCTATATATAAACGTTTGCATGGATTATGTAAACCTAAGAGAAATTGAAATTCAGAAACAGAAACTGAATCAAATGTTTGACGAAACCGAAGGTCAGAATGATTTAACAATGAGGTTGACCGAGATGTTAAAGACCAAGGCCGAAGAGTATAATCAGTGCACAAATCGCATAGATAAAATGCTGGCTAAATTAAACGGAGAAAGATCCAAGAGAATACAAAATCAAAATCAACGAAATGCGTCTATTCTCTCTCTTGTTCAATTATTTCAAGACGAACAGGAGCGTAAATTAATGATTCAGATGGCTGATATGCAAAAAAAAATCGTTTACGAGGAAGCCGATCAAATCGAAAAGATGTCCGAATGGAAAGCTAGAGTTTTAGGAATCAGTAAAAATGACGCAATATGATTTAAAATGTAGAGTCTGCGAAAAAGGTTTCAGCAAGTTAGCTTCTTTGCATAAGCATATTAAGCAGCACAGTATGCATTTAGCAGAGTACTATGTTAAATTCTTTGCAAGAAAAAATTTGCTTACCGGTGAACTTTTGCCTTTCAAGGATATCGAATCTTATTTTAATAAAGATTTCACAAATAGAACTCAAATGAACAAATGGTTGAGGCAAGCAGGAGAGGCGAAAGCCAAAGAATATGTACAATCAAATATATTAAAAAGAGTTTACGATAAAAACCGAGATTACCTGCCCTTTCACTTAGAAATGGAGCACTGTTTTTTACCCAAGCTGGATATCGTTAGAGATTTATTCGGAAGTTACTCTAACTTCGCAGATGGGTGTGGTATAGAATTAATGTTTAACAAGCCGTTGGTTAAAGGCTTTTTTAGTCAAGATTTACCAGAAAATCTAGAAATATTCATAGACACAAGAGAGCAAAAACCACTCCATTTTAATTTTAGGACTAAAAGTCATAAATTATCTTTTGGGGATTACGCTGCAGCAGGAGATCACTATGATTACACTTTTGTCGACAGAAAATCTGCTAGCGATTTTTGTGGAACATTGTCTAGCGGCAATCTCGATAGGTTCAAAAGAGAGCTAAAACTTACAGAGGATATGGATTCATGTATGTTTGTTGTTGTCGAGTCAACGATACAAAAAATAATAGCTCAACAAAAATTTTTCAAAAGAAAAGCTACCATAGATTACTTGTTAAAAAACTTAAGGGATATAATGTATGAATTTCCAAAAAGGTGTCAATTTATTTTCACAGGTACTAGGAAAAATTCGGAATTTATTATCCCGAGAATTTTATACTTTGGTAAACAATTATGGGAAACCGATTTACAATACTTTATAGATTATGAGCTGGACAGAAGGAAGTCAAACAAGGCAAAAGTCTAATATTAGAGGTAATCAAAAACTTTTAGATTTAGATGGGTTTTTGGAGGAGGATCAAGCTAAGATAGCCTTGTATGAATTTTTGAGAGGCAATATAACATTTGCTTCGGATTTACTGCTGGGCATTAAGCTCTTTCCATTTCAACATATGGCCGTCAAGTCAATGTTTGAAACTGATTATTTTCTTGGCGTATGGAGCCGTGGAATGTCCAAATCATTTACAACCGGCATTTACGCTGCACTTGACGCTGTTTTGAATCAAGGTGTAGAGATAGGAATCCTGTCTAAATCCTTTAGGCAGGCGAAAATGATATTTAAAAAAATAGAAGATATAGCTGCCAAGCCAGAAGCTGCTTTTTTTAAACAGTGTATAACCAAGGTCTCTAAAAATAATGACGAGTGGCTAATGGAGATCGGCAGAAGTAGGATTAGAGCCTTACCTTTAGGCGATGGAGAAAAGCTTCGTGGTTTTCGCTTTCAGAGGATTATTATTGACGAGTTTTTATTGATGCCCGAAAGAATTTACAACGAGGTTATAGTTCCTTTTTTGTCTGTCGTAGAAAACCCAACTCAACGGCAAGAACTTTATGGGTTGGAGACCATGCTTATAGAACAGGGTAAAATGAAAGAAGAGGATAGGCACTCTTGGCCAAACAATAAATTAATAGCACTTTCTTCAGCTTCTTACAAGTTTGAATACCTTTATAAACTTTACAATCAGTTTGATTTTTTAATAACGCAAAAAAACGATCAGGACAAAGCTTCAAGGTGCATCATGCAGTATAGTTATGATTGCGCCCCAAGCCAGTTATATGATCAAAATTTGGTTAATCAAGCTAAAGCTACAATGAGCCAGTCTCAGTTTGACAGGGAATTTGGGGCTATGTTTACTGACGATAGTTCAGGGTATTTTAAAACCAGTAAGATGGCAGATTGTACCATTTTAGATGGAGAGCTGCCCTGTGTAGAAGTTAAAGGGGACCCTTCCGCAGAATACATATTAGCTTTTGACCCTTCTTGGTCCCAAACTGAAAGTTCTGACGATTTTGCGATACAGATATTAAAACTTCATACTGAAAATGAAAAATCTACATTGGTTCACAGCTACGCCTTGTCTGGGACATCCCTTAAACATCATATCAATTATTTTTTGTATTGTTTGGATAATTTTAACATTGTGGCTGTCGTTGGCGATTATAATGGCGGGGTTCAATTCCTTCAATCCTGCAATGAGAGCGAAGTGTTTCAATCTAGGAAATTAAAATTAAAAACTATAGATATCGCCTTTGAAAATCCAGAGGAATATAAAAATGATTTAAGGTCATTTAAAATAGAGTACAACAAAAGTAATGATAAAATCGTTTATTTGAGGAAGCCGACTAGCAAATGGATCAGGAAGGCAAATGAGCTTCTTCAATCTAATTTTGACCACAAGAAACTGTATTTTGCGTCTAGAGCTATAGACGACTTTTATGGGCAACAAAAAAGAAAAAGTATACCTATAGAAGATTTGAAATTCTTAAAAACCAGCGAAGAAAGCAAGCAGAGCCCTGCGGCTAAAATGATAGATTTTATTGAGCATCAATCTGACATGATCGACTTAACTAAAAATGAGTGCGCTTTAATACAGATAACAACCACAGCTCAAGGGACTCAGACATTTGATCTGCCGCCTAATCTAAGAAGACAGTCAGGCCCTGATAAAGCAAGAAAGGATTCGTATTCAGCGTTGATACTAGGGAATTGGATGGCTAAAATATATTTCGATAGTAAAAGTAAAGATATAGAAGAGGTTTTTGAAACCTTTACTCCAACTTTTATAAATTAAAGTTAGAAAAGTCACTTTCAACTTTTAATATACTTTTGACGGAAACTTTTTATAACTTGTGTAATAATTATAAATGTCTAAAAGAAAATATACCAAAAGATCTGATTATTGGAATAAGTTCAAGTCTCAACATGAGGCTTCCCTTTCGGAGATGTTTACATCTGAAGCTTCTGAAAATTATGAGCCTCAGTTGATGGGGGACCCGTTTTATGCATACGAGTCTAAAGCTTATTCTAGATCCTCATTGAATGACAATACTGGTTTATCCCGAAGAAATCAAATCTCTGTGTCCCCTAAGGTATTCGGATATGCTAATATAAGAGGCGGCCTTTTGCCTTATCACTACGGTATAGATGGTGTAAATATTAGAGATGCCATAGAACTTTGCCAAAAAGCTTACTGCAATATCGCCATATTCAGAAACTCTATAGACATGATGGCAGATTTCGCTAATTCCAATGTTTATCTAGAAGGAGGGAGCGCTAAATCTAGAGACTTTATAAATTCGTGGTTTAAAAAAATTAAAATTTGGAACCTAAAAGATCAATTTTTTCGTGAATTTTACAGAAGCGGAAATGTTTTTTTGTATACGATAAATGGTAAATTTAATTTAGATGACTTTGCTAAAATACGAGATCTGGGCATTCTTGGCAAAGTGAATAAAATACCTATTCGGTATATTCTGTTAAACCCGTTTGACATGACAGCTAAAAGATCAACCTCTTTTGAGAATGGTCTTTATGAAAAAATACTGAGTGAGTATGAACTGGAAAGGCTGCAAAACCCAAAAACAGATGAGGATAAGGAATTATTTAATTCTTTGACTCCTGACATGCAAAAAAGAATAAGCAAAGGAGGCTATTATACGGATGGTATGAAGGTAGCCCTTGATCCCGAAAAACTCCGCTACACATTTTACAAAAAACAAGATTACGAACCTTTTGGAGTTCCTTTCGGCTTCGGTGTTTTAGATGACATAAACTTCAAGCTGGAAATGAAGAAGATTGACCAGTCAATCTGCAGAACTATAGAAAATGTCGTCTTGCTTATCACTATGGGGACTGCCCCGAAAGACGGAGGTATAAACCCTAAAAATATAGGGGCAATGCAAAAACTTTTCCAAAACCAAAGTGTAGGTAGGGTTTTGGTAAGTGATTACACCACTAAAGCAGAGTTTATAATTCCCGATTTGCAAAAAGTGATTGGCCCGTCAAAGTATGAAGTGGTAAATCAAGATATTAAAGAAGGCTTGCAAAACATTATACTTAACCAAGAAAAGTTCGCCAGCACAGAGATAAAGGCTCAAATGTTTCTGCAGAGGTTGAGTGAGGCTAGAGACGCATTTTTAAATAATTTTCTTCAGCCGGAAATAAAACAATTATGTAAAAATTTCGGCTTGAGGGACGTTCCCACTGCTAAATTCGAAACCATTGATCTTAAAGATTCAGCGCAAGTACAGAGAGTCATAACTCGTATGATGGAATTAGGAATTTTGCCTCCGGAAGAAGGAATCAAGGTTATCGAAACCGGCGTATTCCCTAAGCAGAATGACTTAAGAAAGGCTCAAGAAAGGTTTATTGAAGACAGAAAAAAAGGTTTTTACAATCCTATCGTAGGAGGAGTGCCATTTTATGAGAGTGCAGAAGAAGAGGTTGATACAAAAGCCAAGGCTGCTCCTCGTCAAGTTGGTCGCCCAAATGGCGCAAAATCTTTTGCAAAAAGAAATTACTCTGTTGATACAATTAAGCAAACGGTAGAAAAAACTGTTGACTTATATAATGTTTTAATATCAGAGGCAAAGAAAGCCTATAAAAAGAAAAGGTTAAACAAAGACCAAAAAGAAATACTAGGTAGGGTTTGCGAGTCTATTGTCATCGGGTGTGAGCATTCTGATTGGGAAAGCAAGGCGATAGGTTGCCTACAAGATAATAAAAAAATGATGGAAATAGGCATACTGGAAGGCGTAAATAAAATTAGCGATGAACATGTATTAGACACTTATGCGTCAGCCATCTTGTATCACAGTAATAAAATTTCTTTTTAGTCAATAAATAGTGTATTTTATATTAAATGAGCGAACCAGAAAAAGAGTACAAATATAAAACTCAGTTTGACTTTAGTATCTATGCCACTAATGACTTAGAAAATGATCTGAGCATTAGCATCGCTTCTTTGGAGAACCTAAAGCCTTTAATACCTAAGTCTGTAGACCTAAAGAAGAATATCGATTTAGTGGGCGTTGCTTTTAATGCTGCGGTAGTAAACAAGTTCAATAAAAACGGAGACGGTATTGATTCTTACACTGCAAAAGAAATAGTTAAGTATTTTATCAACAAACCAACTAATATAGAGCATAAAAAAGAAAAAGTCGTAGGCCATATTGTTAATGCTGGATTTACAGATTTAGAAAATTCAGAGGTTTTAACTTCCACCGAAGCTTTAAAAAAAGAAGATCCGTATTTTTTATCTTTAGCAGCTGTAGTTTACAAAACTGTTAACCCGGATTTTGCTAACGCACTTCTTCAGTCTAGCGATTCTGAAAGCAGCCTGTTTAAATCTATATCTGCAAGTTGGGAGCTTGGTTTTAATGATTATAGCATAGCTGTAGGCTCTCAAGATTTGAATGAGGCCAGAATTATATCTGAGCCTGAAGAGGTGGAAAAATTTAAACATTATTTAAAAAGTTTCGGCGGATCAGGTAAGCTAGAAAATGGTCAACCAGTTTATCGTTTAGTTACAGGCGAGGTTTTTCCTCTAGGTATCGGCTTCACCACAAACCCTGCTGCAGACGTTAAAGGCGTTTATATCGAAAAAAACCAAGATATAAAAATAAATAAAGAAGACAACTCTTCTAGTAAAAATAAAAAACAAGAAATTGTTGATAATAATTCTTTAAAAATTTCACAAAACAGTGAAAATGATGTAAAATCACATAACAGTATATCTATCATGAACATAAAAGAAATCACAGATGAGTTCGCAAAAATTCTTGATAGCAAGCTTTCCGAGAAAGCTGAGTTCTCTCAAGAGGCTGTTGCTAGCGTATCTTCTTTTGTCGCTGACAAAATTAGAGAAAAAGATGTCGAGTTCCAAAAGGAGCGTGAAGAGATCGAGCAGCAAAAGGCTTTGGCGGCAGAACAGGCAGAACAGGCAAAAGCTTCTATCGTGGAGTTACAAGAGCAATTGAAAGAGGCGCAAGAGAAGATTAATTCTCTTGAGTCTACTATGGCTTCAGCCAAGGCAGAAGAGCTGTTTAACAGCAGAATGGAAGCCTTGGATGAAGGTTTCGACCTTAATGATGCTGATCGTGCCGTCATCGCCAAAGAAGTTCAGGCTTTGGATAGCGCTGAAGCTTCATTCGACTCTTATCAAGAAAAACTTAACACCCTTCTTCACCATAAAAGTAAAGCTTTTAAATTGGAGCAGGAAAAAGTTATCGAAGATAGGGTTTCAACTGAGGTTGAAAAAAGAATCGCTTCTTTGGACAACAAGGAAGAGGGCGCACCTGTTGCGCAAACAGTGGAAACGGCTGAAGCTTCCAAGACTGATGTCGAAGAAGTTTTAGATCGTGTGGAGGCTTCAGAAGAGGCTCCCGTTAACAATAATGGAGCTTCTGCTCATGAAGAGTCTCTTTATGACAAATTTAGCAAAGCTTTTAACAAAGACAACATTCAAATTAAATACTAACCATGGCACTTAGATTATTACCTTTCAGACAATATTCTGACAACGATGTAGTCAACTTGTTTGCAAACCAGACAGTTGATTCTGCGCCTAGCACTAACGGAAACGGTAGTGCTGGAGTTATGGTCAAAGTACTAAGCGGAAACCTTAATAAAGATGTTATTGATTTAATCGATAGCAGCTACCTTGGAAAGACTGATTATCCATTTTTGGGTGCAGACAAATATCCTACCGTAGCATTAAGGGTTACAGCCGCCACCGCAGACTCTTCAGTCTTAGGTGTTACTTTGAGACAAACCCTAGAAACCGATGAAAACGGAGAGAAACTCATTTACAACCCTATTAAGCGTGATGAGTTGCAGACTGTTCTTAGTGGACAAGCTGTTCCTGTAGCAACTAAAGGTTTATTCACCTTCTCTGAGGATGCTTATGAGAAAGATGCAAACTTTGCTCCGGGTAATCTTACCGTTATTTCTGCAACCGCTGGTAAGCTATCAGGTGTCGCATGGGCGAACACTTCTGGCGAAACCGTTGTCGGGACCATCTTAGGAACTGGAAACAGAACTTCTCAGAATGGTCAGTCTGATCAATTCGCAGGCACTGGTACTGCTCAGTATGCGCTTGTTCAGTTGGATTGTTCAATTAGTAACACTTACACTGCTTAATAAGTAGAAAGGATTTATAGAAATGAATATTACCCTTAAAAGAACCGATGAACAAGTCGAATTAATCAAAGCTATGGCTTCTCGCAACAGAGATGTTGCTTACGCTGCCCAAGTTGCTTTGGCCGAATTTATTGGTCCAGTTTTAGCAGAGGTTATCAACAATGCGCCGACGATTAGTAATTTATTTACTCCTCTTCAGTATAATTCTGATGACAATCCGTCTATTCCTTTGGATCTTTATCACGACATTTTTGACGAGGACTATATCAAAGTTTACAGTCAGTCTGTGGCTGGTGGTCTTCCTACTAACTATGTGCAGCCAACTGCTGCCGAGTTAAAGTTTACCACTTACACCTTAGACTCCGCTGTCTCTTTTGATCGCAGATACGCTTCTCGTTCTCGTTTAGATGTAGTTGGAAAAACTTTCACTAGAGTAGCACAGGAAGTTTTATTGAAACAGGAAAGAACTTCTGCTAATTTAGTCTTAACTGCCGCAGCTAATGCTGCAACTGGTAGTGACTCTTATAGTGCGAAGAATCGTCATATTTTCCGTACAGCTCAGGCTAATAGATTATTATTGGATGATTTAAATAAGTTATTCACTAAAGCTAAAAGAATTAATGCCTCATTTGTTGGTGGTACTCCTAGCGGAGCTCGCCGTGGCATAACTGATCTTTTGGTTTCTCCTGAGGTTGTGGAAAGCATTCGTGCTATGGCTTACAACCCAATCAATACTTCAGCACCTAATGGTGCCGCTGTTCAGGCCACCTCTCAGCCTATTGCTTTGAGTGATAACGTAAGATCTCAGATCTTCTCACAAAGTGGGTTGACTGAATTTTATGGTGTTTCTATCATGGAAGTGTTAGAAATGGGTATCGGCAAGAGATTTAATACGATCTTTGATACTGTCGCTGGAACTACGGATTATTTAGATCATGGGTCTACTACAGCCTCTAGCGCTTTCAATGGTGCAACTGAAGAGGTTATTATTGGACTTGATCGTAGTCGTGACGCAATGGTTCGTGCTATTGCAGTTGATTCAGATACTGGTTCTGAGTTTAACTTGGTCGCTGATGATCAATTCTCCTCTAGACAGCAACGTATAGGTTACTATGGAGCTTTAGAAGAGGGCCGCATGGTTCTCGACAATAGAGCTTTAGTTGGCTTAATTATGTAACCGCACTAACCAAATTCATTATGAATACCTCGCCTCCATCTGGGGGCGAGGTTTTTTATTGAAAAAACCCAATAAAGTTTATTATATACAGACATGACTCAACGCAAAAAGAAAACCAGAAAAAAGGTCGCCAACCTTGATGAGCTTGAAAATTTTTCAAGCGGCAAAATAGAAGACGAATCTATTAAGAAAACAAAGGAGCTAGAAGAGGTAATGGGGCTCAAAACGATGAATCATTTTGGCACAAATGACCCTGATGTTTTTGAGCAAAAATTATCGGATTGCAATTTAGCAGATTTACAAAGATTATGCCAAAAGGTTGGCATTTTCCCTAGTCATGATAAGAGCAGGTTAAAGGAGCAGCTTAGACAAACATTCAAAAGGACGACAAAGGGTTCGAGAAGTGTAGTGTTGCAGCAGGAAGTGGATATTCTGCATCCTGATCATCCTGATCATGCGAAGGTTAAAAGAATTCTTACAGACGGATTTTAAGTTGGTTAAATAGGGTTTAGCGGATGTTTAACCTATCTTGCAGGGATACTGTAAACCAACTAAATTTAACAACAAAAAAGCCCCCTTTCGGGGGCTTTTCTTTTTTATGTTAATTGTTTATGTCGAGGGCGTAATTCCTGCGGCCAATTGGCTCAGTTTATTTTCACCTAGAGGGTAGGATCTTATACACCTAAATAAGTTATAGCTTCCGTTCATTATAAGGCCGCTATTGGTATCATTAGCTCCACCGATTTGAAACGAGAATGTCAAATCTGCTGTTTGGTTATCTCCAATAGCATTAGAAATACTTTGACTCTCTAGTCTCGCCCCTTTGATTTGGAACTGAACATCGAATGCTCCTGCCCCAGTGACCGCTGATCCAGTAGATGGGTTGCAAGCATACAAGCTCAATGTCATATTGAGTGTTTCAGCGTGACACAGTTTATCAAATAAGTTGATCTTATTATACTCAGAAACAATAGTTGATACTGTAACCTCACCGTTTAAAGGTAAGTCAACAACCCTTGCATAACCAAAGGTGTTGCCTAGTCGGCCTAGTACAGTGCGAGACATAGGCACATTCAAGGTGAAACTTTGTATATGAGCTTTTCCATCTCCGTTTGTGACAACGATACCGTCATTACTATTTGGAATCTCCAAGCTTATATCTCCCGGGCGCAAAGCCGAAGGAGTACCATTTGTCCCGGTGGTATTTATAGCTAAAGTACTGTTCGCATCTTCTTCTCCTTGAATAATGAATTGTGGTGCTGTGCTAGGGGAAGAACCGTCTCCCGTAGAGTATAGACCTGCCGATGTAACCGAGGGTACAAACGGAGCGAAATGACTGCTATTTGTAGGAGGGTAAGTGCTATTGACAGCTGCGCCGGATATAACATTGTCGACTTTCATATTGAAAGCTTCAACGGTTACAGACGCCGTAGGGATAGCCCCAACAGAGGCCTCTACCGTGTAGTCGCTTATAAATCCGTTTCCGATACCAATAACATTAAATATTCCGCTTGAAGCTGTTTTGTCAGAATTATGAAGATCTAATCCATCTTCATTAGTTACAATTAGATAATTGTTACCTTGGTTATCTTCGATTAACCCAGATAAAGCGCTAACCCCAGTGTAGCAGGCGTCGCTAGAATTATACAAGGCCGAATCCCTGTTCGCTATTTTGTTAGTGGGTATATTGAAACCCATTTTTCTTTCGTTCCCTCCGTCAGTTAAGTAATAACTAAAATCTAAACCAACAGTGGGCGACTCCATTGCTATAGAATCAATTCTAGCTAATTTGCCAAATTCATTAATATCAGTTCTGTTGATTGCAAAGTTGAAATTAGCATTTTGGACCCTAGAGATGGGCATCGTCAAAGACCTTAAATTATAATTTGAAGTTAAGTCTTCCAATCCTGTTATATTGCTCCAAGTTACATCTGTAGTAGAGTCATTGCCGCCGTTGCTTTCTTGAAGGCAGCAGCCAGTTGACCCCGGAGAAATAAACAGCGCTTCACTTTGATAAATTATTCTGTTTCTTGCCATTTTGTATTCTTTCTATTTTAAATTTTACAGTTATTAACCTTAACCTGTGTAGGACCCGTCTATACCCTTGTTTTTCCCTAATGGGTAAAAAGGCAATGTCCTAAATAAAGGGTAACTTCCGTATATAAACAACCCATTGGCTGTGTCTTTTGCTCCTCCAAGTTGGCAGCTAAAAGTCATATCCACAGTTTCATTATCTCCTATAGCGTTAGAAAAAGTTTCGCTATCTAATCTAGCGTTTTTTATTTCAAATTTAATCTTACTTGACCCTGCTTGACCTGTGCTGTGATTGCAGTCTTTAAGATCAAGAGTAAAAGTATGTTTTTGCGTGTGGCAAAGATTATCGTACAAGTTAAATGCGTTATTTAATTCTGAAACGATTGCAGAGATAGATACTTCTATATTTAAAGGTAAGTCTATAACCCTTGCGTAGCCAAAAGTATTACCTAACCTTTGCAGGACTGTTCTAGACATTGGTACAGATATCGTCATACTTTGGATATGAGCTTGGCCGTCGCCATTTAAATCAGCGATACCGTCATAAGCGTTTGCGTCACCTATAGTTAAAGTTATATCTCCCGGACGTAAGGCTGCAACATTACTTGCTCCTGATATATTTAAAGGGTTGCCTACAGCTTCAGATCCTTGAATGAAATATTCCTGTGTCGAATTAATAGAGCCATTTTCGATGTTGACCCAAGGTGATATAGGCGATGTGCTTGCGTTTCCTGAAGCGGTATCTTCAACTTTAATGTTGAAAGCTTCAACAGTAGCTGATGCTGTAGGTATAGAGCCTACCGCAGCTTCAATTGTGTAATCTGATATAAACCCATTTCCAATAGAAACCACATCATATTCTGTTTGGTAATTACTGCTTTTCACAGAGTTTGATTGGACATCTTTACCTTCTTTTGTTACCAAAATAAAATAATTGTTTCCTTGGGGGTCTTCTATCAAACCCGAAAGTGCACTATACCCGGACAAAGCTAAATCTCCAGTACTGTAAGGGGTGCTATCACTGGTTCTTCCGCCGTCTTTGCCGTCCAAGGCTGACGTTGGGACATTGAAGCCTAACTTTCTTTCGTTACCCCCATCAGTCAAATAGTAATTGAAATCTAACCCAACTGTCGGGGACTCCATTACGATAGAGTCTAATCTTGCCAACTTACCGAATTCATTAATATCTGTCCTATTAATTGCGAAATTAAAATTAGCAGACTGAATTCTTTCTAGTGGCATAGTTAAAGACCTTAATTTAGGTCCAGAAGTGTAATTGGGCGGTTCCCATTCTGTAATTCCCGTCCAAGTAGTACAGCTATGATCATCTAATACTAATAGGGTATCAGCTCCATCGTCACCCCCTTTTTGCAAATGATAACCAGTTGAACTGGGGGAAACAAAAAGGGCCTCGCTTTGATAAATTATTCGATTTCTTGCCATAATATTTTAAATGTTAAATTTACAATAATTTACAGCTTTTGCTTACATTTGAGAAATTTTATATTTATGATCTAGGAAACCTGTATTTATGAATTTCAAAATCTATAAACCCAACGTACAAAGATGGTTCTAAAACTTTTTTGATTCTGTCGGAAAACTTAGATACAACAGTATTGTCTATTAAGTAAATGTCGTTTGGGTAATTGTTTGCTAAGCCAGTGTAATTATAGCCGTTAGGGTATTGAGCTGTTTTTATATCCCCGTATTCATCAAGAGGGACTCCTGTGAAAGGCACGTTAGCAAAAACTTCTTTATTAGAATCATTAAAAACGGATAAGATTCCATCAAGCTCGTACATATTTTCAGCAAAAGCAACAGCTTTACCTTGTGCAACAGTGTTATCTTCACCCCCTAAGGCGAAAGGTTGATTATTTAAGCTTTCGATAGATAAAAATGCAGCAGGGGTTACTTGATCGTAAGGCTTTATGTAACTTAAGGTTTTAGTATACCTGCTATTACTTTCATATTTTCCCTCAAGTATTAATTGTTCTTCATTTTGATTTGATATATATGTGTTGAAGTTTTTTACGCTATATGTCCCACTTACGCTGGAACCAGTTGGGAACCCCTCGTCGAACAAAACTCTTCCGTTCTCATAATCTATAATTAAACCGCTTTGCCCTCTTGCATACTCAATTCCGTCACCGCTCACAGATTCAATCACAACAGCGCCGTCAATAGACTTATCAGTGACAAACTGTTTGTAAGGGCTACCGAAAACAACCTTATCAGGGAACCTTGTATCTGGATAATAATAAAAGTTACTGGTGAAAGTTTCATATGCCTCGCCTTTTCTCATTAAGTATGAGTCAAACCATAAATAAAAGCTACTAAGTAATTGATGTTGAAAAACAGGTTTCATTTTGAGTATTTATCTTCTAAATTTTTTATATTTTTATAATATTCTTGCAGTAAGGGCGATAGATAAGACGTATTTAAGAACTTGCTTGACCTTATTTTTCTTTTGGTCTGTATGCCTTCCCCGGATCTTGATTTTGCTGAATCAGAGGTTATGTACATACCGAAACCCGCCAAACCCGTTTCCATCGCTTTAACCCAAGATCTCCCCCTAGCCCAAGGTAGCGGTGTTGCGTCGTATATTTCATCTTTTGTGGGGACTATTATCTTGACTGTCGTATAGCCTTTTCTGCTTATGATTTTTATTTCATATTCCATTAAAATTGCTTTTAGGATTTTGATAGGCCGCTCATTATCGTAAAAACCTATAAAACCAAATAAATTAGAATACCCTAATAGTGTTCCGCTAAGATTGTACCCATCTGGCCCTAAGCTAATCTCTTTAGATATAGGATGACTCAAAACAGCTTTTATGAATTTATTTCGAATAGAGGCCATTGACCTTTCAACTCTAGATCTTACTGTTTTTTTCCATTGGGTCGTCAAATGCAATTTATTCAGCTCCGGCATTACATAGAGCTTCATTAAATCTCTTTTGTTGTAGATTCTTGGGGCCATTATTGGGATGATTTAACAAAAAACGTATAAAATTGAACATCAAATAAACCATGCCCACGAAAATCGCTATCGATAAAGTACACACCGTTATCGAACTCTAATCTTAAAGCGTCTTTTGCTACTTCATAATCATTAGCTTTTATTTTTAGCCTTATTTTTCCTTCTTGCATTTTTATTTTTAACTGAGAATCAGCTTCAGTATCTGAAAAGTAATCCTCATCAAAAGACTTGTTGTACATGATCCTAGCGTAAATTTGTGTTGATTGCGGAGTATAAATTATACTCGTTGTAGCACCTGCGTTACCATAAATAGAATTAAAAGATGCGCTTGGTGTTGATATGGTTTCCTTGGCCCTTTTGTAAACAGTAACCAGCCTAGCAAAAGTATCATGCTGATCACTCATCACACTATTAAGCGCACTTTTTTCTGCTGATGTTATTAAGCTTGCCATATGAAAATAGTATACACTTTTTAAAGTTTTTTTAGAAAATTGCGATATTTTATTTAATATTTATAGCCATATGTTTAAACAAATTTATTCATTTACAATTCAAAGCGAAAAAGAAGTTGAAAAGATCACTAAAAAAGTCATGAAAAATGACGAGGGTGTGGAGGAAGAGGTGGAGGTTAAGAAGAAAGTGAAGGAAAAATACCCTATAGAATTCTTAGTTAAAAAGCCTTCCCGAAGGCAACTGGAGGAAGCTGACACTGAATATTCAATTGCAATGAGCCAATCCATCAAAAAGGGCATTTTGACAAAAGCTATGTTAGCTAAAAAGTATGCTGATTCAGGTGGAGCTTTAACAGAAAAAGATGCACAAGAATTATTAGATAACTATAAGAAGCTGAGTGATTTAGAGCAAGAGGTTACAAGGATGGCTATATCAGGGTATGATGAAAAAGACATCGATCAAAAAACCAAAGCTAAAAAAATCAATGATGAATTAGCCGTAGTTAAGCGGCAGATTGTGGATTTAGAAACTAATTATCAAACTATTTTTGCTCACACCGCAGATATTAAAGCTCAGCAAACTGCGGTTTTATGGTATTTACTTCACCTTACTTATGTTCAGTATGACTTAGGCGGTTCAGCCAGCCCAAGTTTATATTTCGAAGGCAAAACATTCCAAGATAAGCTGGATAACTACTATGAAAAAGATGAGGCTGCTGATGAGATATTTAATGAGGTTATAAACAAACTTACTACAATCATCAGCTATTGGTATTATAGCGGAGATAATTTTGATGAAGCTCAAGTTGCCGCCTTGGTTAAATCTGATTTAGATGAAACAGAAGAGTGATGTCAACTACAGGGAAATGTTTAGAGATATTGTTTTCGGATATTCTGAAATAGAATTCCAAAATAAAACATTATTCATTAAGCATTTGTCTGTTTTTGATCAAATACATATTGACGAATTACGAAACAAATTTTTATCTGCTGCAAAAAAAAGAGGTATCCCTACTGAAGAAGATTATTTAATCTATCTTAAGGAGAATGATATATGGACCTCACAAGATGAAAACGAATTAAAAGAAAAAAGTAAATTTTTAGAGTCTTTGCACGTAACCAAGAAAAGTTTATATTTATCTTCTGAGATTGATAATATCAACAAACAAATAACTGATGCTGAAAAAAACCTAATAAATGTAAGGTACAAAAAGCTTCAATTAATGACGGAAACTTGCGAGTCTTACGCAGACAAAAGAGTTTCTGAACATTATGTGTTTTTATCTTTCTACAAGGAAAAGGGCCTCATAAATAGAGAGTTTTGCGAAGAAGAAGTGGACGAGCTTTCGAAGAATGAAATGCTTGAACTCGTAAATAAGTATAATTATAAATACGAAGTCTTCAACGATCTTAATATACAAAAATTAACATTGGAAGAATTTTTCTCAATGTACAGGCCGTTTTGCGAAAGTATCAGCGATTTTTACAATAAAAGTATATTTTTATTATCTACTCACCAACTAAAACTTATAGTCTACTCAAGAATGTTTAAAAGCATTTTTGAAAATTACCCTAAGATCCCTGACCAAATCAAAAAAGACCCTGATAAAATAATTGATTACGTTAACGCTCAAGATAAAGCTAAGACTACCTTGAAAAATGTAGATAGAGATGGAGCATCTACAATTGTCGGGGCGAAAGAGTCTGATTACGATAATTTAGGTGTTGGAGCAAACAAATCTCAATCACTATCAGATATGTTAAAAAGCCACGGCGGCAAGATGGATATGAAGGATTTAATGAAAGCAATGAATAAATAATATTTTGGCATAAAAAAAGTGTATATTTTTAAAGAATATGGCTATTAATATCCCTGCGAATATAGACCTCAAGGTTAGCGGCTCTAGGCCGCTAGGTAAATTGAGTGGAGATTTGAATCAATTTGAAAGTTCGTTACGTGCTGCAAATGCCCGTGTATTAGCTTTCGGCGCCTCTACAGCCATTATCGCCAGTCTCACTAAATCCTTTAAAGATTTAGCCTCTACCACTATTCAAGTTCAAAAATCTTTTATTGATATTAATCGCATTTTATCTGTAACAGATTCCACTTTTAGTAAATTCGGAGCGGATGTTTTCAAGATAGCTAAGCAAACTGCTACCGGTTTTGACGATGTAGCCAAGGCTGCTTTAGAATTTTCTCGTCAAGGTTTAAGCGTTGAGGAAGTATCCAGAAGAACCGCTGACGCCTTAACTCTAGTTCGATTGACTGGTATAGGTGCTGAAAAATCAGTAAGCCTTTTGACTGCGACGGTAAACGCTTTTAATAACCTAGATACAACAAAAGCTGTTAGTAAATTTGTAGCGGTAGAAACCCAGTTCGCTGTTGCAGCATCTGACCTTGTTGAAGGTTTAAGTCGAGTAGGCTCAGCCGCCACTGATGCAAAAGTAAGCTTTGATGAGCTCAACGCCTTAGTTACTGCTGTACAGCAAACAACCGGTAGGGGTGGGGCAGTGATTGGTAACGCTCTAAAAACTATATTTACCCGATTGCAGCGGCAAAGCACATTGGAGCAATTAGAAAGATTTAATATAGGTGTTCGAGATATAGAAGGTAATATTTTGCCTGCTGTTAGAATATTACAAAATTTTGCTAAAGCTTATGATGGTTTAGCTGATTCAACTCAAGCTTATTTAAGAGAGCAAGTCGCTGGAGTTTTTCAAGCGAACAATCTTTCTGCTATACTTAAAGATTTAAATAAAGAGCAATCTGTTACAGCTAAAGCTTTAGAAGTTTCAAAGAATGCTACCAATGAAGCTGCTTTAGCTAATGAAAAATTAAACAGAAGCTTAAGCGCATTATTAGCACAATCTTCTACGGAAGTAACACAATTACAAGCAAACATTGGTAAGATAACTTTTGAACCACTCGCAACAAGCATCACGAAAGCTTTTGTAGATAGCTTAGAGACGATCAATAAACTTATATCTACTCCAACTAAAGAATTGGAAACGGGAGGGGAAAAGCTTGGCAGTACTTTGGGCAAAGGTGTACTGAAAGGCTTGTCTAATTTAGTTTTACCTGCTGCGGTGGGCATATTCGGCGTCTTAGCGGTAGTCGCAAAAAGATTTTTAGGGGACTTAAGGTCAGCTATACCGGCGTATTTAGGTTTGCAAACTCAAGCCGCAAAAAGATTAACTTTAGAAAAACAAATAGAGCAGACATTAAAGAGTCAATTATCCATAACGCAACAGCAAGCAACATCTAAAAAAGGAACTGCCTTTACTATTCCTGCCGCAGGGATAATGGCATCAGATATGAGCGCCGAATCAGCGGCTCAAATAGCCTCTCAACGTGCAGCGCAAGAAATTCAAAAAAGAATATCGTTAGGCGGCGCAGGTTCTGACACTGGCATGGTTAGCACTTTTGGAAATGTTGCGGGCAGTAGAGTCGGCGGATCTATGAAAATGGACCCTTCTCAAATAGGAAACTTTAGAAATGAGGCTAACAATCTAGCTGCTCAATTTGCTGCGACTGGAGGAAATGTGACAGATTTTGGGAAAAAAGTAAAGACTATAGCCAAGAAGTTTGGGGTTAACGCTATAAAGTTAAATAGCGAAATAAGAAAAGCTGCACAGGTTGACTTATCAGGAGCTATAAGCAAGTCCAATAAGGAATTCAACGATATTAAAAATAAAGCTCAGAAACTAGCTGGAAAAATTAGTTTAGGTGAGATGTCAGCAAAGCAGGGTGCATATGAGATGAGGGAGTTTGCTTTGAACTCTAATCTTTCTGCCCAGCAAGCTGGCAAACTTGCAAATACAATGATGCAGGTTAATCAAGCCGCCAATCAGGCAAAAAGTAAAATGTCAAGACTGGGCAATTTTCTTTCCAGTGGTTTAGGGCAAGGACTAGCTTTAGGTCTGCCTATAGCTGCAGGAATTGCAGATCAAGTAATTTTTGGAGATAAACAAAGGACTGAACTCGGGCCAAACCAGAGAACCATCAAAGGCGCTTTGTCAAACACAAATCAGTATGCAGGTTCGGGGGGTGCGATTGGCGGGATGATAGGGTTTGGCGTAGGTGGTCCCGCCGGAGCAATGGCGGGAGCTGCAATAGGAACTGTGGCGGGAACTATAGCTGGTCTTGGGGCGGCTGTAATGAATGCTAATTTAAGTTTAGATGAATTAGCTCAGGTAACAGACGAGTACACCAGCAAAACTAAAGAGGACGGTAGTTTAGCCAATCAGTACATAGAAGCGGTTAAAAAGTTGAACGATCCATCTTTAAGTGAGCATTCTAAAGTAGAAGCCCAAAGAAAATTTCAAGAACTTTTAGAGAAAGTTAGCAAAAGTGATTTGCCGGAGAGGTTTAAATCAGCAGGCAGGAATGTAACTGAGCTAGCTAGCTCGCTTAAGTTTTATGAAAAAGAACGCCGCAGAGGAGAAGTGGTTCGGGGGTTGGGAATCAAAGGGAGTCAACTGGAATTGCAAGAAACTTTTGCAACAACATCTTCTATGGGGGCTGGCACAGGATCGGCAGCGCCACCAGTTGTAACTTCGAAAGCATTCACAGAAGAATCTTTTGATTCTATAGTTCCGGCATTTGGGGAATTTTTTAGATATTTTGCTGATAAAAATGGTGAAATATCTAAAGAAACTCAGGAAAAATTAAATAAAATAATGGCGCAGGCCAATAGTTATATTTTTGGTTTCAATGAAACAGGTGCTGCAAGGGAAATACAGAAAGCTTTTCCAGATGCAATCGGGCTAGGAGATATCGAGATGCTAACTCAACAATTTAAAAAATTCGAGAACGATGAATTGCTGGAGTTATTTCGAAAAGCATCCAAAATAGTCGAAGAATACAATGTTCTTTTGTATGGGGAAGCTCCACAGGCCGAAGCGTTACAAAGAAGTTTGATTAAAACTAAGCAGCGATTAACATCCATAACAAGGGAAAAAGGTGCGGCCTCTTTTGATCAGAAAATTAGAGATAGCTATAACGAAGTGTTATCGAGTATACAAGAGCAAATATCTGCAGATTTACAATTAACGTCAGAGCAACTTGTAAGAAATCGTTATTCAAATCAAGTATCTCAGCTAAGCCAAAAAAGATCTCAAGCAGAAGCCTCATTTAGTCTTAAGAATATTTCCGGATTGTTGGGCGCTTTTGATCAGGCGAAATTTACTCAGAGCGACCCTGCATTACAATCTTACGGTAGTGCAATGACGGATTTTATATTGAACCCGGACCAAGCTTTAGCTGATCTAAGAGAAGATTTATCCAAAGGCATTTTTACTGGTGAAGATATAACTAAATTAGAAAATTTTGTTGCAGACCTGTCTGAAACAAGGAGGCAAGAGTTAGAAAACTTAAATTACGAAGAAGCAGTTTTAAAGGCTAGACATGAAGTAGAGCTTCAAAGAGCGAAAAACAACGATAGATTGGCTACTCTAACCTTCCAAGAAAAATCTAAGCAATTCAACCTACGCAAATCTCAATTGGAGCAAGCAAGACCTTTACAGAGAGAATTATCTATACTTGCAAGTGAAAAATCTTTGGTTTCAGGGTCCCGTACTCTTGGTGAAACCGAAAAATTTAGAGAGACTCAAAGATTAAACAACGAGATGTTTGAGAAACAAAAGCAAATAGACAAAGCCAATGAAGATTTTCAGCGAGGTATGTTTGATGCTGAGAAAAGCTACGAAAGGCAAAGATTGCAAGTCGAGTTGAGTATGGCAAATGCTCAAATAGAAGCGCAGAAAATTTTAACTAAAGCTTTAGGTAATCTAGCTGAAGTTATAGCTAATCCGTCTGCCATCATTGAGCAAGCTAAAATGAAAGCATTGGCTGATAGCGATACAAGATTTGCATCCGCTTTTAAATCAGAAACAGATGATGATAAAAGAAAAGCCTTGAAAAAGGCGAAAAGAGAGGAGCAAAAATCAATAAAAGCTAGATATTCTGAGCTTCAAGAAACAACAGGTTTTTCTTTGTCTAAAAACAATTCATCTGGCGTAGCCTCTGGATTCAAAAGTATTTCTATTGATATAAGCGAGGCCTCTTTGGAGATGCAGAGGTTCAACATTTTGACGGAGCAAGAAAGGAAATTGCTTGTGCAAACTTTCGGTGAAGATGGGACAGACGCTTTGCAAAAATTCGTGATCACCGCAAAACAACTAGAAGATGCATTTTACCAAGTAAGGGGAGAAGGGTCGCTCACAAGAGGTTTAGAATCTGGCTTCAAAACCATAAGGGATGATGTTGATACATTTAGATTTGAATTAGGGGATCGAGTTCCCACTCTTTTTGCCGACAATATGACTAACGCTCTTAATCAAGCTATGGATGGCGCTGAAAGTTTAGGCGATGCTTTAAGAGGGGCTGCTACAGGGTTTTTAACGGAAATAAGAAATCAATTAACAGCTAATTCTGTCAAAGGTTTAATGTCGGCTTTTTCAGGTAACACTATTAATGTTTCTGGGTCTACTAAACAAAAAGGAGGCTTTATTCATGCCCAAAATGGCATGTATATCTCTGGCACTAGAACAGGGGACCGTAATCCTGCGATGCTTGAAGACGGAGAGTATGTATTAAACAGGAATGCTGTTAAAGCTTTAGGCGGTCCAGCCTCAATAGATCAACTTAATTTCGGAATGGCTCCAAGGTTTCAATCTGGAGGGTCTGCATTTATAAACGAAAAAGTGGGAAGCTCAAGATTAAGCGGTTTATTTTATGCTTCTGACAGTCCTGAGCTTCAAGAGGCTAGAGACGCAGCAAGAGCAAGGGATCAAAAACGTGAAGCTAAAAAAGCGCAACGTAAACAGCTTAAGAATGCTCTAATAAGCACTTTGGTTATGGGTGCATTTAGTGGGGCAAGTGGGTATATAAGTAATAAAGGTGGTTTAGGGGAAATGTTTAAAAAGAATGGCAATCCCGTAGATGAAGGAGACTCCTTATACAATCCTTACTCTATAGATAAGGATCAATCTGGAGGTTATATAGGCAGAGGGTTACGAAACGCAGATTCTATACCCGCTTTTATGTCCGGCGGGGAATTCGTGATGAATAATAAAGCTGTGCGTAAATATGGTTTAGGATTAATGAATAGATTGAACGGAGGATATATACCCGCTTATCAATCTGGAGGATCGGTTGCTGAATCTCCTGCGTCTACATTAGGCTCAATGGGTGGAGCAAATACTAATAACATTAGTATTAATATCAATATGGGTCAATCTGGAGGAAGCGCATCCGAAGGAGGGTCCACTTCGTCGCTTGGCAATCGCCAAGATGGAGGGGATCAAAGCTCAAATGCAGAAGAATTTTCTAAGAGGATTGAGTCTGCAGTTGTGAAAGTCATACAAAAAGAACAAAGAGTTGGCGGACTTCTAACGGACGGCGGCAGAAAGAGTAATTGATTATGTCAAAAAACGCATCACCAAGTTATGAGCACATTTTTTATGTTAATGGTACGGGAATCTCTGGTATAAGGGATTTAGATATCAGTTACAGTGTTTCTCGTAATCCTATCAGCGCATTAGGAGTTGGCCATATACAGCCTAGTTTGTCGGACGCTATACAAGGTGAGATTAGTTTTACTAGGGACTTAATCTACGAAGATCCACTGTTCGCTTTGACAGGTGACCAGATGGTCAATGGTACTTTGATTTATGCTGCAGATTTAGAAGAGTCAAACGGTCAAGTGATAGGTTTCACCTCTGGTTATTTAACCAGTTATAATACAAGAGCAACCGTTGGAGATGTTCCTACAACGCAATGTAGTTTTGCAGTTTTCGGCCAATTAGGCAGTGGCGTAAGAGAAGGTGAATTGGATTATTCGGGTATTCACCCATTACCTTCAATTAAATTTATAAATCAGGGCTCTATAATTCTGAATGTGGATCAAAGCGAAACGAATAGAATAATGTCTTATGATCAACAATATACAATGGAAAGAGTTCCAATATATGACCTAAAAGAGAAAGCAAGTCAGGATTATTACGCACCTACTCAAGTTATAAGTAAAACCCCTATTTCTGTCACTACTAATTTCGTAGTAGAAGTCGATGATTTTCATACGGCAAACATGATGGACAATACTAGAAGCGGAGTGTACCGGGATTTAGATCTATATATTAGGCAAGTAGATAGATCAAATGAAGGGTTAAGAGATGAAACTGAAGCTTTTTTAAGAGATGACAATAACGAAATACTAGAAGATGCAGGAAGGGTAACCGTATTTTCATTTGACCCTATTTCTGGAAATTTAATATCAGAAAGTGTAACTACTTCTATAGACGGAGTGTTAACTGTAGCTTTAGGATTTCAAAACTATTTAAAATAATGGGAAAAATACTTTCATATGGCAATTTAGGCGGAGCAGCTGCCAGCGGAGATGCGCTATTTATTGGCGACATATCAACAAGTCCAACTAACCCTGAAATAAAATTTATTGTTACAAATGACCTTTTTAAGCGGTCAAATATCTGGGCTGCAGATGGTAACGGGTTAAGTTTATATGACGATAGCTCTACCTTAGGCGTTTTCATAAAAGACGGCGGGCATGTGGGGGTAGGCACAAGTTCTCCGACTTCTCCTTTGCACGTTTACGAAACTGCTGCAAATTCTATTTTAAAACTAGAAACTTCTGCCGATAGCTACGATTCGTACATAGATTTTATTCAAGCTGGAACCAGCAAATTCAACGTAGGTTTTGACGATACAAACGATCAGCTTGTTATCACAAGAGCGATAGGAAGTAACAATGATAT